CGTTCGACTCTAAAATCAGACGAAGAAACTCCCATACTAGCCCAGCCGGGTGATGTTGCTCTATTGTGCAATAGCAGCGGCACTACTGGTGTTCCTAAACTCATATCACACACCCATGAGTTTTTCTATGACCTATGCACGTATAACTGGGAGGTGTTGAAATATGATCCTGAGGATCATTTCATGCATCTTTCGTCGCTCAATCATGGTGCTGCATTATCATTTGTTCTACCTGCACTACACATATGCAAGCATAACTATTTTTATGTTGATATGGGTGGCAAAGGTGAGTTACAATCAGATCCTTTCTATCAAGAATACTACGATCTAACTAACGACTGTATTGAGCATGGCATCACCAGAATATTCTGTGCAGGTGGTGGCGCTATCAATGAGTTTATCAAACACCTAAGAGCAAGAGATATCAAGCTACCCAATACTAACATTATGATACTATCATTCATTAGTCCTGACTGGCGTGCTGCTATCAGCGAGAGTGTGCTACAAAGCATTAACAGCCCATTTGGATGTAGTGAGGTATGTGGTCCAGTGTTCATGACATGGCTTGATAAGGATACTGTAGATAAGTTCGATCCTAGATATCTGGGCTATCCTACAGAAGGCTTCTATGATACAAAGGTCATTGATGGTCGTATTCACACTAGCACACCTTACAATCAGGTTGTCTTTGATGACATTGTAGAAGAAAGAGCCGATGGCTACTACTTCAAGAGTAAGAACAGACTGCAAAAGCTAAACGATATCGATATCAATCCAGTGGATATTATGGAGATACTTGAGCATTATAATACCAGATATGCGTTTGAGATTTATATTGACGAGGTCTATAATGAGTTGTATATTCTAACGTCAGACTCGAAAACGTATAAGATGGGTAAGTTTATCGTGGAAGATATCGACTCGTTCTATCACGGTAAGATACCCACCGCTAATGTCATATATGATCCCGAACTAAACCAAGCCACGATAAGCAACAAAGCGGACAAAGATAAGCTGGCAGGTATAGTTGAAAGATATCGCTTGACAAAAAACTCCTGATATGTTATAAATACTATGCTTAGGTCGTTGAGAGACGAAACATAGGTTTCTTGGACGTGGGGGCAGTTCCCACCCGGTCCACCATAAGCACTTGCGTATTAGCCGCACCATGAAAATGACGTATGCGGGGGAATGTAAATCGGGTAGTGCTTATGATGGGCCGGAATCAGGTTCGACAGGATTCAGTAAGGTCGTAAGGAGACCGAAAGCAAATCGTAAATGCAAACGACAACAATGCATATGAGGCTTTCGCTCTAGCAGCGTAATCCTTTGGGTATGGGCTCCACCTCGAAACAGAACGGGCCCGCTATGTGTTCCATCGCACACGATTTTCCCCTTTTTCATTATAAATACCAATGAGAGGGGAAAGCCATGATCAAAGTCCTTCAAATCTACTTGACAGCCTTTATCTTTGTTGCTACAATACTACCAATCATGACCTATGCTGCACTAGCCTCTACATGCTAATAAAAGGAATATATTATGAGTGAGAAAGACAAATACACTGGTATGCGTGAGTTTAACTTTGCTCTAAGCGCCAACGTCTATATCTGTGCCTTTGCCGGTTTGTTTCTAGGTGCTATTCTAGGATACTGGGCAACAGGAGTAATCGAAATCACTATCGCATCCGCAGTTACAATATCGCTTCTTTCAGGCATCTTTGGTATGTTCGTATGACGCCCGACGACATTCAGAAATTCAGTTTGCAGATTGAGGAAATGGTCTATATGAAAGACATTCCTTATATCGATGCTGTTATCATGTATTGTGAAGAAACAGGATTTGAACTAGAGACAGCCGCCAAACTTATCTCTGGCGTTCTCAAATCTAAGATAAAATTAGAAGCCGAAGACCTCCACTACCTTAAGAAATCAAACACCTCCCAACTCCCTCTCTAATATGGTGATATGATGTTTAGTGAATATGAAGTATATGATATTGAAAAAGCAAAGAACCATATCAAAACTCTAATCGGAACCCGTAGCCTTTTGTGGAATGGTATCACTCGCAATGTCGTGATTGCTGGTGGTTTCTTTACAAGCGTTTTACAAAACACACCTTTCAAGGACGTTGATATCTTTATTCTGAACAATGATGTTGATGTTTATAACAACTTGACCGAGCGCCAGCAGCGGCCGCTATGGCGCCGATCTGAAATGATGTCATACATGCACAATAAAAACATTGTTGATGTTATCAATAATACTAAAACAGATGCACAGTATATTCTCACCAAGTATAAGACCCGTGAGGAACTACTGAGTCACTTTGATTATAAGCATTGCAAGGTTTCATTTGTTCCTGCGGAAGATAAACTCTATATCAACCGTGAGACCTTCGACTGCATCAAGAATAAGATCCTCAAGTGGAACAACAATAAACAACTTGAACACCCAAATCAGATATATCGTAAGAACAGGTTTCTCAATCAAGGTTGGGTGCTTGAAACAGATAAAAAAGAAGAACAATCATATGGTAATATTTTGATGCAGTCTTATGAGAAGTTGAATTATGAGAAGTTGAAAGAATTGAAAGAAGAAGCTGCGGCCAAGATGTTGGATGCATACGGACTCCCCCCGATGCAGCAACAAAAAGAATATGTTGATGCATATTCTATGGCGGCACCAGTGCCATATGACAATCAAGGCTTCATAGCACAAACAGTTGATAATATCCTACAGATAAAATGAAACACTTTTCTGGCTATGGAGCATATCTGTTATTCTTAGCCTTGCGAACTCATTTCACTAAGGCTAAGTATGACTTCTTTCAGATGAACGGCAAACTCCGTGCAAACAAGGAGTCGTATCTAAAGCGTAACGATAAGGCGTTCTTTGAAAAGTTGGCGAAACTATATAATGCCGAAGAACTAAAAAACTTCTACGTTGCAAATCTTTTAGATGATCGGCATTATATAACCGATATGTTAGAGGAGGATGCTCATGGCTCATTCTATGAACTACAGAAGCGACAACAATCTCTCTCCTACATATTCAGAAATGACATGGAGAAAGTCTTTGAGCATGGCTGTAAATCTGCTTTCGCTGTTAACGATGGTGACTACCCTGCTGTTGTCAGTATGGTTATGCGTAGAGATATTACTATTGAGTCTGCGATTATTTTGAATGACTTTGTTCCATATGCTGATAAGTTTGATAAATACTTAGGAGACGATGATATCATTTGGTCCAGAATTGCTTTGAAGCTGCGGAAGTATAAACCATTCGTTAAGTATGACTCCGACAAATTCAAAGCCATATTGAAGGAGAAGATCGATGGTACCGGTAATACAGGGTAACACTTCTGATATTATGCTCCTGATTGCAGACGGCTATTACAGTCAGATGTTTAATGAAGAAGGAAGAATAGTCCTATTGAATCAGGACTCACAATCACTATATCTACCCACACAAGAGGTAGAATACTTCCTGGAGGTATTATGGGCATATGAACTACTCGGACAAGACTAAACGACAAAAGAGATTTCAACAAAAAGAACGCCATATCGAACGCCAGTTTGATATTGCTAAATCTAACCATCACGGTTACTATAACGACAACAACAAACACAAGTTGCACAAGAAACATGCCATGAACTGTGGTGTTCCTGGTTGTCTTATGTGTGCTAATCCTCGCCGCACATGGGGTGAGAGAACACTACAAGAAGTAAAGTTTGAGTGTCAGGCTATTGAAGATGTGAGAAAGGATCCTATCTCTAGACAAGAATGGGAAGACTTGAATGATCCTGACATTGATTGGAATGGTAACTAAATAATAAAAACAGTTAAGGAGAAAGGTATATGACGAGAGAAGAACTTATTGAATCAATGGAAATCATAATCAAGAAACATACTCCTGAGGACGCTGCCGAGTATATTCATCGTCTGTGGATGAACCATAACGACTATGAAATTCACAAGGGTACTGTCCGTCATATTACTAAGGGTCTTGATATCTCTAAAAAAGTACCTAAAGATACCTAACTATATACTTGACAGGGGCTTCGGCCCCTGTTATAATACTACTATTGTTATGATGATGTGGATAATACGACTATACAACGTTATACGGAGAAAATACAATGAACTTTTCAAACCTCAAGAAACAATCCAAGGACTTTTCTACCCTACTCAAGAAGGTAGATGACCTCAACAAACCCACCTACGATAAAGACGACACTACCAATAACTACTGGAAGCCAACACAGGACAAGGCAGGTAATGCTCTTGCTGTTATTCGCTTTCTACCTGGTCCTGCCGTTGATGGTGACGATGCTCTACCATGGGCCCAGTATTGGGATCATGGCTTTCAGAACAAGATCACCGGTAAGTGGTATATTGAGAACTCTCTGACTACAATCGGTCAGAAGGATCCTGTTTCTGAATATAACTCCACCTTGTGGAATACTTCGGGTGATGACAACTCACCAGAACGCAAGCAGGCTCGTGATCAGAAGCGCCGTCTGCATTATGTTTCTAATATCTATGTTGTGAATGATCCTAAGAATCCTGAGAATGAAGGCAAGGTCTTCCTATTCAAGTATGGTAAGAAAATCTTTGATAAGATTACAAAGATGATGAACCCAGACCTTGACTCGGAAAAGAAAGTCAATCCATTTGATCTATGGGAAGGTGCTAACTTCAAGTTAAAGATGACCCGTCAGTCTGGTTTTCCAAACTACGATGAATCAACATTCTTGACACCAGGTCCATTGTCAGAGGATGACAGCGAACTAGAACAGATTTGGAAGAGTGAGTTTTCTCTTGCTGAGATTACCGATCCAAAGAACTTTAAGACATATGACCAGTTGAAGGCTCGTCTTGAGGATGTTCTCGGTCTATCTGCCGGCGCCACCTCTAGCAGAACCTCACATACTGAGGAAATGCTAGAACGCAATCTTGCTAAGGCTCGTGCTGATGAAACACCATTCACTGACTCCAAGCCAGTTGCTAAGAAGGCTGCTGCGCCTGTAGTAGAGGATGATGAAGATGAAGATTTGGCGGAGTTTCGCCGTCTGATTGCTGACTAATATGATCGGGGAGCAGAAATGCTCCCCTTTCTTTTATCTTGCGTTACCGTAACTAAAGTGATTTTGTCCTACCTCACCTGGTGTTGATTCACCATTCACATTGAACATTGCACGTTGAAACGATGGTGTATTCATTGGCTGGGCTATCTGCTTCATTGCATGATCAGGATTGAAGCCCTGTGTAGGTGGTGCCTGCATTGATGCCTGGCGTGCCATTACCGGAGTGCTTTGTTGTTGAGCAATAGCAGCCATTTCATTTCTCATAGCGCCCATTTGTGCTGCTGACATATCAGGTGCAGGTCCAGGTGCTGGCATTGCTCCTGCTGTTCCTTTAATAGGTGGTAATGTGGCCGCTTGAACACTAGAGCCTGGCATAACAGTAGCAGACATATTCTTACCTTCACCAAAAGCATTGAGCGAAGGCATAGGTGCAGTTGTTGATGCTGTTGCTGGAGTTGCTCTTACTCCAGGTGTGGTTGCTAGAGGTGATGCTGCCGCTGCTCCTTGCGAACCAATAGGTGCTAACTTAGCAAGCCTTTCACCGAGCGTAACCTCTCTAGCTGCCTGTGCTGTAGTGGCTGCTGGGCCAGTTGGAGGTGTAGGAACACCAGGACCGACTGTAGGTGTAGTTGCTTGTGCAGATGCTACTTGTGTTGTTGGGTAATCTCTATTATATCTACCAACATCCATAGCTAGAATGTCTTGCTTCTCTGCACCATATCTCTTAGAGAAGTTTTGTCTATTCTTCATTGTGTATTGATGTCTTGCATCATATAGAGCGGCGATTTGTTGCTCTGGTGTTCCGCCGGCAGCACCTTTAGCCATGGTAACAATTCTATTTGCTTTACCATGCTGCACTGACATACTGAATAGAGCCTCTTGCACACGAGGATCGTCTACATTGTATCCTAGCTTCTTTGCGTGTCTATAGACTGGCTCATAGTGTGTTCTAGTAATGAATGAGTGCTGTGACTTTGCAAAGCCTGTAGGATCATTCTGTGCTATCTGCTTATACACCTTATTGAACTGTGGTGTGCCTGGTGTCAAACCTGCAAAGTTATGAGCATATGGTTGAGCCTCTTTAGAACTGACATACTTAGCCATTGTTCCAGTCTTAGTAGCCAACTGATGTTCGCCATATGATATGCCGCCAGGATCTTTTCTACCAGTTGAAACTGTATGAACACCTCGCTTACCTGATTCATATTGGCGTGATAACTCACCTAAACTGCTACGATGCACGATAGGTGTTGTATCAACTGGTTCGGCTGGCTTACTGCTAGATGCTGTCTGTCTTGGTGTTACACCTAGATGGCGTCTTGTATGTCTGCCATGTGATCTATGTGTTCTTCTGGGTCCATCACCCATACCTTCACCAGATATTCTCTCGCCCATGAAAGAACCAATAAGTGGCATAATAAAGCCCATAGCAGTTGTGACAAGACCGAGAGGTGTTGCTGACTGCATACCGCCGATACCACCCATCATTCCCATCATCATGTTCATTGGGCTGCCCATTAGATTAGGCATCATACCATTAGGCTGCATTAGAGAGGCAGTCTGACCATCGACAGGACCACCACCATAATCACCACCCTGATAGACTTCGCCTGATACACCAGGCGCTGCTTCACCACCTGCACCAGGAGCGCCAGAGTTAGAGCCAATTGACTTCTTTTGTTCGGGTGTTGCTAGCCCATGTCCATACTGTAGAGCCTCTTGAGATACTTCGTCATGAACTTTACCATTAGATGAAATGAGTCCCCATGATGTTGCTTGTCCTGTGTTGCCGATCGGATAGCTATTCTTATTAACCCATCTTGTCTTAGCACCACCGGAGTTATTATACTGCTCCATCAATAGGAAGTCACCCTTTTCATTAGGTGCTGTTAGTGCTACGCCTGTGTGATATCCAGCACCCGTTCTATCTGCACCACCATTGTTATACTGTTTAGTTGCTACAACCTGACCCGCTTTGATATCACCATCAACGATAGTCCATCCTGATGATCTACCGATACTAGGATTAAATGCTTTACCTAGTGTAGCACATTGCTGGGCGTTTCTTGTATCATATAGATTATTATCTTTAGGTACGACATATCCACTCTTAACATCAAACGACATGCCGCCGCCAGATTGCCCACCACTGCCTGCTAGAGGTGTAGCGCCTTGCTTTGCTCTTTCTTTATCGGTTGCTGTAGCAGTTGAATCATCGGTAATGTTTAGACCATTATAGTATTGCATACGGGCGGTTACTGCACCACCAACGTCTTGTGGTCTTTCATAATCAGATACGAGTGTATTCATACGCACAGAGGTAGGTGCATTATCGTCCGTCAATGCACTGTATGATTTACCATAATAATTTTTCATTTCCCAGATGGCTGCTTTAGTCTGTTGTGCTACAGACATGTCCTTAGGATAAGCACCAAACTGGTTTTTAATTCTCTCTGCTCTTGATGGATCCCATTGCACAATACCTTGTGACATATGCAAACGATCCCAGTGATGGTCACCAGGATTCTTTAGAGACTCACCTGACATATTAGCAACAAGGATTCTAGCAGCGGAGTCTGATAGTCCTTCTGCTCTTGCTGCCTTATACGCCTCTTGCTGATTTGCTTTTAGATTGCCAGTGG